ACGTTTACCAGATGATGGAACGAAACCTGGAAGAACTGTCTGATGAGGCTAGAAGTGCATTCTATCTTGATCTTCCAAACCATTGTACCATGAAAGATAAGAATGTGGTAAAAATGTGTGGATTGAAAAACAAGGCTGGCCGTGCAAAATGGCCCAAGCTAACCGAGTTGCATGAGCACTTATTTGGTGAAAGATTTGATGGTGCTCATGACGCCTATGCAGATATCAGTGCAACTAAGCGATGCTTTTTTGAGTTGGTGACTAGAGGAATTGTTACTCCGAATCTTCAGCAAATCTAATTATTAATGGAGCTTAACTATGCAAATTGATCCTTGTCCATCAGAAGAAGATTATGATCCTGGTTTTTCATTACGTGCAATTGAATGGATAAAGTTTAGTAAAAAAGTATTTCATCATATTGAACAATATACTGTGCCACAATACGGAGATAAAGGATCAGATCAATGCTCGGAATTTAGCGAATCTGACTTTATCACCCAAATGAAAAAGTATCTAAATCGTTATGGCAAGAACTCTCGTGAAGGCCAACAGAGGCTTGACCTGTTAAAGATTGCACACTATGCAGGGATGCTTTATACAAAGCTAGCTGAAGAAGAACAAGAACTTAATAAAATAATCATGCATGAATAAGGATATTTATGGAAATCCAAAAATTTATAATCACTATCCAGTGGGGAAAAGGTATGCATTATGTTGTATCTACTTGCGCCACTGAAAAAAGTGCCTCAGAATTAGTTGCTTATCATACTGGAAGATGTGATAAATTAAAACTTAAAACCAGACGTGGAGCTAAAGCAACTGTTCGATCATGGTAATTAGTAACAGAGTCTAAGTGAATAAAGTTATGAAAAAAATAACTGAACTAGACTTACAAAATGCCCTAGATGAATGCGAGTTATTACAGTTCAAATCTCATGGAGACTGGCTGGCTGGAATGATCAAGAGATTGAATATTACACTTGGTAATACAACAGAAAAGAAACTTGTCAAAGGTTTTCCAGTTCCAGTAAAACAAACAGTGATTAAAACTGGCAACTCTGTTGAACCAGAAGTTCCATGCATTAGCTGAAGTGATTAACTACACCTGGAGGGTGTAATAAAAATGACCTCATTCAAATCTATAGTGCTGCAAAAACTCCAAACTTATTTACTTGCTCGAGAAGCAGAACCAACTAGAGATACAGCCAACGTAATAATTCCTAATGGAGTTACAGCTGCCGCCACTATACAAGCAATTAAAGATTGTATTAAAATAGTTAAAGGATGCAATAATGAAAGCACATCTGAAGACACTTGATCAAGCAAATATTAATGCTCCATTGCTTCGAGAATTTCTTATTAAAGACTTAACAGAAGCTAGTATAATCGCTATTAGTGAAAAGATAGCGCAGCTTCATAATCAAATACAAGTTTTATCTAAAATACAAATGCAATTAATAAATAGACCAAAGAGAGAAGAGATAGCAAAAGATTTTATAATTGATCATAAAAAGGAAGAAGTAATTGATCCCAGAGAAGATTTGCATAATGATTTGATAGCAGCATTAAATCATGAGGATGGAGAATGAAATTATGAAACTACACAAAGCAGTTGTAGCAATATTGGCCACAGTATTACTGGCAGGTTGCTCAGACGCCAGAGGATTATAAAATGTCAGAAAGAAGTATCCAAATTCAGAGGTAGTTGTTGTGCCAGATAATGATTATAATTTTATTATAAGAAAACCTGATTGTTCCGTCTGGTATAGTTTTTCTACTGGCTCTTCTGATGATACTATTGATGATGTAGAGCTTATTCGAGCATCAGTAAAAGGAGAATTAAAATGAAAATAATCAAACCATCAATAGAATTCTTTGGAGCAGTACCAACAGAATATAATGCCGCTCTCAAGTTCATCGAAATGGCAGGCAGGACTTGCTACAAGTCAGAGGATAAGATCACTGATGATAGTGCTGAAGGATTTGTCAAGAAGCTGATCAAGGCTGAACATCTGGCTATGGTTGAACACTCGAATTTCGTGGTGCGGAGATTGGACTCAAGTTTAGATCAATTACAGCATTTAAGAAGTTCTGCTGGAAAATATCTTAATGTAAACTCAATTGGATGGCATACATATATTGGAGGAAATCTTACTGCATGGTATCAAAGATTTCTTACAAAAGGTTTAGGTCCAATATTTGATCCATTTTGTGAGACATACGACAATACTTTTGGGCTTGAATTTCCTGAAGGTGGATGTGATCAATGGGAAATCTGCCCACACAATGAAATCCCCAAAGAACTTCATCGCTACTCAGCAAAATTCATCTGTGATCGCGGAGTCAGTCATGAGTTGGTACGCCACCGACCATGTTCTTTTGCACAAGAAAGTACCAGGTATGTGAATTATGGTGGTAAGGATATGGAGTTTATTGAGCCTGATGGATTTGGAGATTGGGGAACTACGGCACGTCATTGGTTCAGTCAACATTGTGCTGATAGCGAACAGGTGTATCGTGCTTTGGTATCATCAGATTTTAGTCCCCAACAAGCCCGAGCCGTCCTGCCCAATGCCTTGAAGACTGAGATCGTAGTCACAGCAGATGCAGCTGAGTGGACGCATATCAGAAAGCTACGAACAGCTAAAGCAGCTCATCCTGATATGCAGCGAGTAATGAACATGATGCCTTGGGAGGAGTTCTTATGATTCAATATTTTACTATTCCAGTAGCCTTGTTATTTGGTTTATTGGCTATTTACAAAGGAACTATTAAGGCAAAGCGTGAACATCTTATTTCTGTACGCTACAAACTGCATAGTGAAGCAAGTGTATTGGCGTTCACTGCAGGTGGAATTTCTTTTCTTGGTTTATTATTTGATCAGATACTCAAAGTCATATATGGGCATTATGTATACTTTTTCTAAAAAATATTAAAATAAAAAGGAATTAATTGATAGAGGTTACGTTGAATTGTAACCTCTAGCAATTTGCTTATTGCACTGTATTTGTTACCTCAAAATATCTTTTCAATATCACCTCTCGTTGCTGCTGCAACTGTCCAAGCCTCTCCCGAACATTTGTTGTCTGGTCAATCTTTTTCAACTTATTAATTACTGCCTGGTTCCGATTTAGTGCTGATTGAAAATTTTCATGCAGTTTCATTTGCTTGAAGCCATCCAGGTTTGAATTCAAGAAAGTTCGCTTGTCCTCAGAATTTTCAAGCTGCTTCTTGAAGATGTCTACTTCCTTGCTGATCTTACCAAACTCTTGTTCGTTGCTACTCTTCTTATAGTCTTCACCTCGTCCGTAATGCCAATAATAAAGCTTACCACCAATCGGAATGGACTCTACAATTCTTGCATGATCAAAATCAATTGTATCCCCCGTAATGTAAGATCCATACAATTGGTTAAGATCCTTACTGATGGAGTTTACAAACCTGAAGGGTGGCAAAATTTGTCCGATCAATCCAGAGCCTAGACCTTCCCGAGCTGTTTGCATCCTTACATACTTTGATGCTCCGCCCATGGTGAGAAAGTTTTCAATCACGTGATCTTCAAACTTTGTTTCTTTACCCAACATCCAATCCTTCAATTCATCTGCGCCTGCATTAGCAAGTGTAAGTAAACTCACCAGCTTGATCATGTTACCAATTCCTTCAATAACCTGATCTCGTTCACCACTCTTGATTTTGTGCCAAGCCTCATTTCTGAAAACATCAAACTGCTTCAGTGTGTATGTCTTGAGCATATAAAATACTCGGCCATTTCCACTCTTGAGATATTGCTCTGACATTTCAGAAAGCGCTACAGGTTGGAAGTCCAACAACCTATGGTACAGCAACATCTTTACGTTATCTGTTGGATTGTTTGCAAGCAAATCATTTATTACACTCTCAGACTGTGTGTCAAAGATCGGCTTGATCTGCTTCAGTAATGTTTGCCTTCCAGCCTCTGTGCCAGCCATAGCTTTGTAATTACTAAACGCATTATTGATTAATGTCTCTTTTCCGATTGAGTCAATACGTTCAAGTCCAACCTTTTTGAATACCCAACTTACTGCATTCCCCAACGTAGTTCCGTCTGCAAACTCTTGGGCAATCCTTTCAATGCCTAAGTCTTCCTTAGTTATTTCAGACTTCTTAGTTATGGCCTTACCAATGTTCTTAACTGTATCAGCTAGTCCTCTTGGTGTCCATACTTTACCAACATACATCGCCCAGGCAAGATCACCTATCTGAGTCAATGCAGATATGGGCGAACCCATCACGTCGATGTATGACATATTTTTGTAGGCATTAACTATTCCTGTAGCTCCATGTTCGTGGAATCTAGCATCAAGAATATCCCTAACTACTTTTTCATTATCTGCTTGGATTCTGCCAGACATTCTGAGGTCATTAATATATGTGCCAATATTCTCAGTGTAATCTCTTTGCAGTTTGTACTTATCCAACTCTTGTTCAATTCGCAATAAGTCGCCAGAAACATCTTCGATTCTTGCAGCATTATTAGCTTTTTCATACTCTGTGAGCATTACCTGCTTTCGTTTCTTCTCAGCCTTTAGGGTTGCTATTCTTTCTGGAACCTTACCAAAGAAGCGTCTGGCCTCAATTTTCTTCGTCATACTATAGATGTATTGCATCAATGCTGCATCACTATCCATGTAGAACTTATTCAATTCTGGCGGAACGGTTTCATATTGCCTGGCTTGAATGTTGCCTGGCCCACCAATTCCGAGGTTCCTTCCCAGTATTGTGTTGCTAGCAATATCTGCTGCCTGTTCAGGATATTCAAGTTCAAACTTTTCTACAGTCATGCCAAGCTTATCTGCATACTTCTTGATTGCATCAGTAATAACTGGTCGTTGAGAAATTCCTTTTGTTGCCTGCAAGAATCCTTCCTGATCCTTGATTATTCGTGGCCAGTATTCTTCAATGAATCCCACATCATAACCAACATCAATTGCATCTTGCCGAATTTGATCTAGGACTGTTCGCAGCTTTTCTTGATCAGCCGTCATGTTGTATTTTGCGGCAATCTCTTTTATCTTAACCTCGTCTGAGTTTCTCCTAGCTGCATCCCAAACAAATTTATCTTGTGGACTCATTTTCTTGGTCTTCTCCAGGAGCGGATGCGCAATTCGTAATGCAGTTACAATCTTTTGTGAAGTCCGAAAGTCGAGGTTTCTAATCTCTGAACGAAGCATAGGATCTACATTCTTAAGCCGAGTTGATATAGCCCCTAATCCCTTGTCAATGAGTTGCTTGATTTCATGTCCACGCATACGAAGCGTCTGGCCGATTGTACGAACCAAACTATTTCGTTCGCTGAACATTTGATGATAAACATCATCGCTAATCTTTTGAACTGGGATTTCACGAACCTCGAACATCGGCATACCTTCACGGAGTGCCTCAGCTTGAGGAACAGTAACTTGAACAGTCTTTCCATTAACTTGTCTTTCATAAATCTTCCCACTTTCTACTTCACGAGCTAAACCAGAAACAGTCTGCTTGCCAAATGATAGCAACTGTTGAAAGAAGTCCATTACTCGCTGAATTACTTTACCAAATGAAGTATTTCTGTATTCCGCTCTGTTGACCATGATTTGAGCAAACATGTTCGCACGATTTTCAACCATCCTCTGCTTTGGATCATTATAAGTACTCAGAGCAAAATCAAGCTTACCTGCCTTTCTCAGTTTATTAAACTCCTTATTCAATGCACTATCATCTGCTTCTGTAATCAGCCCCAGATTGTCAAGGACATGCTTGTTTTCATGCCAAAGAGTTTTATTGTCAGCAAAGTTTTCAGCAAGAAGAATTTCATTCCCTACTGTAATGCCGAGGATCTTTCCATTCTTTGACATCTGCCCAGTTTCAATAGCTAACTTAACAAGATCTTGACCAGCATTTTGAATACTATTGATCTTTACTCCGTTTCCATTTTTAAACTGAACAGATACTGAACCATCATCATTTTGATTAATTACTTGATTTGGAAAAGTCTTCTTAATGTCTTCAAGATTTACTTTACTTAGTGTTTCTTGATTTTCACCTACTTGAAACTGTGGAACACTATCTACTTGCCGTTCATTAGTGAACCCACTCTGCAAACTTCCAGGCAAGTTTCTAGGAATCTCAGTTTGAACTGCTTGCCTATTTGCTGGCGGAACATCTCCAAGACTTTCAGCAATTTGACGAAACCATACTTGGCGTTTATTCTGATCAGCTAAAGATGGAACAACATTTTGCTTTGCTTCACCTTGTGATGCTATATCACTTTTGACATTACCTTCAATTTCATTAAGCTTCGTCTCAAAGAACTTCTTCCTCATGAATGCTTCCGTTCCAGGAGTTATTTCTTCCTGTCGAAGATTCAATTCTTTTTTAACACCTTGCCAATAATTTTCAATGATCTTTTTTTCTTCAGGAGTAAAACTATTATTTATATAAGTCTTTACATAATTTATATAATCTTCAATTTGCCTTAAATTATGTTCTTCCTCAGGAGTTCTTGAAGTTGCCTGATCATTTAAAGCTGATCTCTCTTGAGATTTATTTGCAATTATTTGATTTGCATAATCAGCAATAGCTTTTGGAACTATTTCACTTTCTATAATTTCTGCAGATTCAGCGGCATCTTTTTCTATACCAACTTTCTCTCCTACGTTGACTGTCCCAAAAAGTTCTTCAAGATATTTCTGTCTATCATCTCTAGTAGTATATGGAGCAAAAGCCTTCTTAACTTCAGGCGTTTCTTTATCAAGTAATTCATTACGCCTTTTGTTCAATGTAATAAGTTTATCTTCAATTACTTTTCTTTCTTCTGCACTTGCTGAAGTTTTAGCATCTAACGCATAAGGATCAAACTTACGATTATATTGCTCAGAAAGAGTTGTAACCTCACTATCAATATTTGTAATTCTTTCATTAAGCTGACTTGCATCAGCAATTCGCTTCTCAGCTAATTTATCTCCAATCTCTTTTACTTCCCGCTCTTCAGGAGAAAGTCCTTCATATTCTTTCTTAGTCAGTTCTTCTTTCTTCTGGATTCCAGAATTAATCCGATCCAGAAGACTTTGACTATTTTTATTATCCTCAACAGTCTTTCTAATTAATTCAGCCGGATCAACATTTAACTCTCTTGCTTTCTGATCAAGTTTATAAGGATCATCAAGAATTTCTTTATTCAACTTGAGAGCATCATTTAAATTTTGAACACTCTTACCAAGTTCGTCTTCTTTCAGATTGAGAATATTCGCTGCTCGCCTGTCAAATTCAATCTCTGCATCAGTCTTTTCAGCTCCATGATCTTTTGCTTGCGCGGAGAAGCCCGCATTAACTACTGCTCCAGCTCCACCACTGAGCGCTCCTGCAGCCATACTTTCAATAATGCGCTCAACATTATCAGCAGTCAGTAACTTCTCATCTGTATTTGCTACAGTGTTAAGAACACTAAGTAACTCTTGACCACCTTCCTGCAGAGCTTCTTGTGGAATATTTGTAAGGAGTTCCTTTGCAGACTTTTTAACAGTTCCAGTAGCACCCTTGCTCAAGGCATCAACAAAAGTATCTACCAACTTACTGTTACCTCCAGCAAATTCTAGTGATGTTGACAGAGCGCCGAATAGCAAAGCAGTCTCAGGAGCATCAAGGCCTTTCTCTTGAAGCAACTCTGAATACATTCCACCAGATTCTAATGGCATAACCGATCCGGCAATACCAACTTTACCACCAAACTTCTTCAGTGCTTGGCTAGTAAGTTGTTTTCTTACCTGAGCTTCTGTCAAATCTCCAATTCCGCGTTTAACTGCCTGCTCAACAGCTTTATCAATTCCTTTCTTAAGAATTGTTCTACCTGCCAAACCTCCAGCAATAGTACCTGCACCAGGAGCAACAGCAGATCCAGCAATTGCACCGATTGCAGCTTCGGCCATACTTGGGACAAGTTCTCCAAGAGTTCCTTGTGCCCAATCAATAGTACCTCCTATTCCTGCTTCACCAGTATAAACATCTTTAAAAGAATGCTTCTTAGGATATAACTTTGCTTCTTCAATATTTCTATTATATCCTTCCATGCCAAAGTCTTGCACAGCCTGGCCAGCAGATTCAGCACCAAGCTTTTTTAATCCTGATCCTGCAAGTGCAGTAGCACCATACGCAGATGCCTGAAGATTCTGAAGACCTCGCTGAACACCTGGAATAAAATCAGAATCAGTTGATACAGGTGTTGGAGCAGAGCTTTTTACTGGTTCAGCAGCCTCAAACATCTTAGCAAATTCATCTGATTCATCTGATTCATCTTCATTACTACCTCCAAACATCTTATCAAACTCATCCATCATATTTCTCCATTAGCGATTTTCTGAAGAATAGCTTCTCTAGTAATGTTTGGATTAGATTTAATCAATGCATTAATCTTAGTTCTTTGTTCAGGAGTAACTTGTGGTGTAGTAGTTGCTGTTGGCATATCATCAACATATCCAGTACCTTCAGCATTTGGCATTTTAATTACTTGCCTCTTAGTCATTCCAGTAGGATCATTCGGATCAGGCTCTTCAATTACCAAAGGTTTTAATGGGTTTTCTTTAGCTGGAGGATTCTGCAATACCTGTCCTTGAATACCGCGCAATTTATTTTCTGCATTCATACCAAGTTCATCTATCCGATTCTTCTCTGCATCAAGAGAAAGCTGATCTCTTGCAATCTGGTTACGATCTAAAGTAGAAAGGAAATTTGCACGATTCATATCTCGATCTGCTTCAGCATTCATTATTTGTGCATCAGCCCGAGCCTGTCTACTTTGAAGCCCTCTCACGAACAGTCCACCAATACTATCATCTACAGGTTCTTTTGTTTCTAATGGAGTTGCACCATAAAATCCACCTCGTGGTGTATCTCTTCTTGCTGCTTGCTGATTAAAATAATCATCCCAAGTTGGATTCTGCTTACCTGATTGATTTATATTTCT